GACACAATGAGTCTCAATTGGTTACATATTATATATTATCGGCCATTGAGCAGTTAGACCCTTCTAAATATGAAGGAGTAAAAATTGCAATTACTACTAATCAAACAAATCTTAAAACCGATTATCACAAGATGTGGTACAATGCTTGGCGCATCGTTTGTGGGCGCAGGAATTGCAGTTGGTACAACTGAAAGTATCGTTTTGGGATTTACCGCTTTAGCGGGAGTATCCATCGACCTCATTACACGGAGGTGGATCAAATGAAATTAAAAGACATTATTATTGCAACAGTAGCGGGAATAGTCATGGGTTTAGCCCTATTCTCGGATACGTTGTTAAACGCGGGAGTAATATAATATGGCAACAGAAACATATGCAGAAAAACAAGCAAGATTAAGACGTCAACGTAATAAAAATTTTCAATCCTTTGCTATAGCGGGAATGCAAGCTTGGTCTGCAAGAAAAAGTGCAAAATATACTGCACAAGCAAGACAAAATACTGGTACAGATTTAGCAAAATTGCGAAAAGAGGCAACTGTTAATGGATTTAATCCATTAACAGTTTTGCGAGCAACAGGTGGTCAAGGTTTTACACGTGATCCAGATGTTGGAAAATTAGCGTCATCAGCATTTTATAACAGTTTTTCTAAAGGAATTGGTGATGCATATTATAATAATATGACATTAAACAATCAACAAAATGAACCAATAAGTCCATATAAACCAATGGATGAATTTTTAGACCCAGAACTTAAAATTGACGGTACAAAACGTTATTTTAAGAAAAAAGATGGAACAGATACAGAAATAGAAATTGGAACTAATTTACTCGATTTGTCATTTGACCAAATTATGCAAATACGCGCTGAAGATTTTGAAGAGCAGTACGGAGATTTAGCACAAATTGTATTTGGCGTAATTAGATTAGGTTCAGATATTGTAGATGTAACTAAGCAAAAAGCCGCAATAAAAAAAGCAATAGAAAAGCATAAAAGACGAAACGTACACACAGGTGCAGGCGATAGATCAGGAATTATAACTAAATCAAAATTATCTGAAGTAAATTTATATAGTGATACATTAAAAACTTTAAATAAATCAAAATATAAAAATAAATCACATCCCAGAAACACAAATCGTGGCAATCACGGTGCCTTGGCGCCTCAATAATGTGCGCCAAGTGTAAAAAAATACGAAAAATTATAACTAAAATCATTGCAAGGAGAAAACGCAAATGAGAATGACTGAAATGATACCAAACTCACCTATTGCAGTACAGAAATCTGTACGAAGTGCAAAAGGCCGAGTGTTAACATCGGGTGATGCAGGAAAAATCCTGCCACTGAAATATGAATGGTTACACCGCGAAGACGGCGTGCGTAGCGGTAAAATTAGAGCAAACATTGAAATGATGGAAACATCAGAAATGTTAATGAACGGTGTTGGCGTAACACTTTACGCACATTTCGTACCAATGCTTGCATACGACCGTTTTAACGGATCAATGGACGAATTAAACCGATCATATAAAAAAGAAAATGGTGCGGCTGGAAGTGTAGTTCCATATTTTGAATATAATAAAGTATATTCATCATATGGTTCAGGTAGTGTAAATGCTATTTCACCAACTCACCCAACACATTCTCCACAAAATGTTGATACAGCTTCATGGGGTGAAGGTGTAGACACATTTTTGCAAACAATGGGTATACATACACAATCAGCAAATTATAATACTACGATTGTCGAAGCATATAATGCAATTATTAATCATAGACGTAAAGCACGATCGAAATCGTTACCATTAAGAAACGCATTTGATCATACATTAGCAGATGCGTTTTGGATCAATAACGGAATGCAAAATATTGTACCTGATTATGATCAGAATTTAATTGATGGACAAGTAACTCTTGCCGGATTGACATTTCAAGCACCAATTAAAGCACCACGTGCCACAAATTACAATTTGTCACGTATTGCTGATGGTGATAGCGGTCACGCATTAACAGGTGCCGCATGGTCACCTGCAATGACAGGAACAGAAATTATCGACGAAGGCGATATGTTCCTGTTTGATGAAATATTTGCAGAGTTAACAACAGGCGGAAACGCAACAATGTCATTAGCTGACATTGAGCAAGCACGTAAAACAGCGGCATTTGCTAAATTAAGAGCAAAGTATGATGGAATAGACGACGAGCATGTGATTGATTTGCTTATGTCTGGAATTAGAGTTCCAGAAGAAGCATTAAAGCAACCAATATTATTGGGTCGTCAACGTGCAATGATAGGATTTAACCAACGTTATGCAACAGATGGCGCAAACTTGGATAAGTCAGCAACAAACGGTATGGCAACAATTGATATGTCAATTAGAACACCAGCTATGAATACAGGCGGCGTTATAATGATAACTGCCGAAATAGTTCCGGAACAACTCTGGGAACGTAAGAAAGA